AACTCCTCTTGGAGCTTAACCTTTAGCTTTTTCCTGTCGTCATCTGTTGCTTTAAAAGAAAAAACATCCTCACCCTTAATGTGTCTCAGGTTGTTATCTTTAGCTATTTTTTCATCGTCATCCGCCAATCCAAGCTTCATCATCATATCTAAAATCTGCTCGTCTGTTTTTTTAGCAAGAGAAACATCAAAAGCGGTTCCAATAGCTTCACCTTTCTCTTCGTCAACTATTGAAGTAAAATCTTTAATTTTTTTGTCTCCTTTAACATATTCATCAAAACCACCAAGCTTTATTATCTCATCAATGTCTGTTTGAATATTCACTCCCTCTCTTGCGTCAAGAACCTTTTTAAACTGGCTAGCATTTATTCCTTTCACCTCCCCGTCAACAATTGTTTGGTATTGAAGTCCTTTTTCTGTAGAAACTACGTTAAAGTTTTTTGACATAGCTTCCAGGAGATCAGTTCTCACATTATTTACCTCACTACCTTTGCCTTCATCTTCTAGTTTTTTAACTGAGTCTTGATATGCCACTATATCCTGTGATAGGTTTTTAATCTCTCCAACTTGCCCTTTTATCTCATTGTTTCTTCTTCTAACCTCAGCCTCATCTATTGTTCCTTGATTATAAAGAAACTCTGTCTCTAAGTGAGACTGTTTTATTGAATTCCTAAGCTTTTCTGTAGATGAATCAAAGTCTAATATGCCTGTGTCGTCAAAATTATTTTCATGAACATATTGATCGTAAGTGTCAGCCATTTCTTTCTTGAATGCTGCCCTATTCTCATCAAACTCTTTTTGTCTTTTTCTGGTTTCTTCAGCTTGTTCCAATCCATATGCGGCAACACCTGCTGCTGCTGCTGAAAGATCAACAACATTAGCTTTTCCTCCGCCTGCTACCTGAAACCCCGCTACATAATCTCTTGCTGCCATTTTAATTTCTTTAATTTATAAACCGTGAAAAATCTGATGAATTACCTGTTAGTGAGGTGTTCATGTTTTGAGATCTTTTTACGGTGTCCATTCCAAAATTAGAGTAATCAGACTTAATCGGATTTATGTTTGGTAAAGCTGGATTTTTCATAGTTGATTTTACTCCTCCTCCAACAAAAGGATCCTTAGCCTGCATTGAATCCATTGATGTTAATCCAGTCATTGCAGCACTTCCTATTTGCGTTAATCCAGCAGTTACAGCTTGCTGTCCAGCTTGCTGCTCTGACATTAAAGCCCCTATTTGAAAGTTTTCCCTTGATTCCTGCATCTGTCTTAAAGATTGAGCCTCTTGAAACTGCATCCTTTCTATTTGCATTTGCTGTCTATCCAGGTCTGCTGATATTTGTCTTTGTTGTTGTCCCTGAGCAGCCTCAACTCTTCCGAGGCCTCCGACTAATCCTCTTACACCTCCAGCTTGTAGAGCATCAACACTTGTAGCTTGCCTTTGCAATGCTGCTTCTGTTTGTAACTCAGCCCCTAATGTAGACACTCTTAATCCTTCTGTTTGTGATAATTCTTGACGCTTAAAGTTTTGTAGCGCCTTTTTTGCTCTTTTAGCTCTAGCCGCTCCGGATATTGCGGTAGCAGCCCCTGCTGCTGCTGACACTCCTAACGCTATCGCTGTTCCAGTTGCTATTGCCATGCTTTAACTAATTCTAAAACGTTTTTATCGGACTCTATATATCCAGCCCTTTTATATCTTCTTAATAAGCTCTTGTTCTTTAAAATAACATGAGCGTATTTACATCCATTTTTATCTGCTAGCTCTAGAATACAATCTAAAAGAAAGTCTAAAGCTTCTCCTCTGTCTGAGTCTCTATATTCTTTGTTTGAAACCACAAACTCTGTCAGTCCAACCTTAGAATTTGTAAGGTATAGAAACCCTGCACAAATATCAATATTGCCTTTTGACACAATTAGTCCGGTTTCTGGTAAAAAATCCTTGGGTGGTGCTTCCCATCCCCAGTTTTTCCACCATTTTAAAAGAACATTGTCATAGTCCTCTCCAGAGACTGTTCTTAAATTAAATTTCATTAATGCAAATATACTAAATATTAAGGGAAGCTTTTCGAAACTTCTGAGTTTACAGCAAAAACCTCAACCTTAGAATTACTTGTGTTTGATATCTTAATATTTGCAAAATAACCTTTTAAGCCATACGATTCTGCTACAGGAGACTTAGCTCCAAATATAAAATCGTTTACAGAAGGAGTGACTGCTGACGCACTTGTTGTTATAGACGTTCCTGTCATTCCTGATATAGTTCCAATTAATTGATAGCTCCCTGACGTAGCTTTGTAAAGAGAATCTCCTACAGATATTTCAGAAGGAACTGAAGTAAAATTGTAAACATTTGTTGTGGTGCTAATAAGCATTCCAACCCCCTGAACAGACAACAGCTCGGTATTAACTAAATCTGTAGAATTTCTTCTTATATAAGAATAATGAAACCCTTCTTTCTTTTCAAAAGAACTTTTATCTATATGACCTTGGTCTAGGTTCGTTGCAATAGTTACATCCCAATCCTTAGCGTCACCTTCAATCTCTATGGTTTTGAACATTTTAACATCTCCTGATGCATCATTAGACACAAACTCTAGCTCCGAAGGGTATGTTGCTCCATAAAAATTATTCCTGTTGGCGTCATTTGCGTGGTGCTTATAAAGCTGACCGCTTTTAAATGTAAAAAAATCTCCATTCATGTTGACCATAGACTCTGGTATCCACGAGTGGAAAGATGTCCATCCATTTACATACTCACTAAAGCTTACCGTGTAGTTGTTTGAACCAGTAACTGTTGGATTCTTGTATGCCTGAGTAGATGGCGTTGTTGGGGTAACAGTTACCCCAGATGGAAGCGTATTAACGGGGCATTCGTCAGACAAATATTTTTCGATATAATCAGTGTCTGAAGCCACATTAGCTTTAGTTATGTTAGTAGGCTTTCCATTAACATACTTCCTTAGAGTTTTAACTTTTCTGTATCCTGATCTATATTTCATATCTATATATTTATAGTTATAGTTTTAAGTATTAATGGATCCGTGCCTGATCCTGGATAAAATATAGATGTTGCAGCATTGCTAACCGTAGGAGGTGTGTCGCTGGTTATTACTACAATCCCATACTTTGGAACAAAATCTTTAAGGTAGTACACCAACTTAATTTCAGCATCAATCGTTCCAGGTTTGTTAGCAAGCGAAGAATAGAAAACCCCTCCAATAAGGTCTAGTGAGCCAAATCTAGATCCTGAGCTTCCTTCACCATTTTGTATAATCGTTGTGTTATCCCATTGACTATTGTCAGTTGACCCGCCGTAGGGATAATTTGAGTATCCTGTAGTTACTGGGAAAGCAGAGCTATTATTAGGAAAAGGCGTACCAGTTCTTTGTAACTGCCATTCATCATCCCCCAAAGAGTCAATTTTAATAAACTGTGCCTTAAATGGCGTGTATATCTTTTGACCGTTACTATCATAGGTAAAACTTCCCGTGTGAATTGTCGCACCAGGAATGTCTGGATGAGAAAGGGTGTTGGTGTAACTTGTGCTTCCCATAGAGCTTACTGTAACGTTTCCATTTGAGTCAACAGACACTCCAGACCCTATGTCTCCAGCCGCAGCGCTTAGGGTAATTTGAGCTCCTGAAGGATACGTTTCTCCAAAATTTTTGTTTTTTATATTTATTGTTAATGGCGGCACTGTATTGTAATAGGAATGAAGTTTTATCGTTTCTTGATTAAATCCTGTCTGCTTAAACATAGGCCCAACATTTTGGTTTATCGTATGTTGTGTCAAACCGAGCATAGTAAAAGCATCCCCTCCGGCTACCGGAGAATTTGTATCTGAAAATGTAATACTGCTATTTGTATCTGTATAGGCGGTAACCTGAGGGAATGTTAGTGATTGATTTTCTACCCCACTAATAATTCCATTTAAACCTTGAGTTGAGCTCAATCCTGATGTCACCTCAACCCAAGGTTTAGCGGTGTATGAAAATGCGCTTGTACATGGTTCAGATATAATAAAAGCTAAACTTGTGTATAAATGTTTGTTATTGCTAGCATCGCTCCTAATAGCATGATTAACTAAAGATAGTTTTGTTATCTCCCTAAATCCTATAGGAGTAACTATAGCAACTGGGCTTGTTAAGCTATTAGGTCTTCCGTTAGAGTCTACGTCATTTGTGAATGCATACATTATTGCGTCACCAGGAATATCATTTATGCTCTGCCCTGTTAATGATTTTGCTGTATTATCGGCGTTCCTCATTATTCCAATAGTATAACCAAGGGTTACTGCGGCATCTTTTGTAATATATCTGTCAGAAAGAGTTAATCCATATGTGGATCCTGTTTGTGCGTCACTCCACTGTACTGCATCGGTTAAATTTAGACTAGCCACTGTGACTGTGTTATCGTATGGAACGTAAGTAGTATCACTTACTCTTAATGCGCTGGAAGCAAGCGGAATATTTGCTAAATTTGAATCTGTTGTGCTACTGTTTCCATTGTAACCATCTGCTTGCATCTTATCAGCATAATGGTTTGGGAAGAAAAATAATCTTTCTGGAGGGCTACAACTAGAACTTCTTCCGCTACCAGAAGTATCACTGACTCCTGGTGTAGATGCATCTAAAGGAGCAGAATCAACAGAATCAACTATATAGTCACTGTCTGTATCAGCAAGCAATGGGTTTGTTCCAGCTGTTGCTTCTTGAGCGTCAGTTAGACCATCGTTATCATCATCCGTGTCTGCATTATTACCAACACCGTCTCCATCGGTATCTACGCTTTCAGAGGCATCTAGCGGGAAAGCATCATTCACATCTAAGACTCCATCGTTATCATCATCTGTATCTAAATAATCTAGAGTTCCATCCCCGTCAGTGTCAGGGGGAGTGCTAGTGCTATCTAAAGGATCCGTTCCTGCAGCTGTTTCATCTGCATCTGAAACCCCATCATTATCATCATCAGTATCGGCGTTATCTCCAGTGCCGTCAGAATCCGTATCTGTTGTTTCTGTAGAGTCAAGAGGGAAAGCGTCACTGGTGTCCGGAGTCCCATCATTATCATCATCTGTATCTATAGCGTTTGGTATGCCATCAGAATCTGTATCTGTTGGAGTATCTGTACTGTCTAAAGGATTTGTTCCTAGCTGCGTTTCATAAATATCACTTATGCCGTCTCCATCGTCATCTAAATCAGCATTGTCTCCGATACCATCAGAATCCGTATCTGTTGTTTCAGTTGCGTCTAAAGGAAAAGCGTCTGCGCTATCAAGTACCCCATCATTGTCATCATCTGTATCTGCATTGTCCCCAATACCATCACTATCGCTGTCTGTAGTTTCAGTTGCATCTAGCGGGAACGCATCAGAAGAGTCTGGAGTGCCATCATTGTCATCATCTGTATCAGCATTGTCTCCTGTTCCGTCGCCATCTGTATCAGTTGTCTCTGACGCATCTAGTGGAAATGCATCTGACGTATCGGGTGTTCCATCATTATCATCGTCAGTGTCCGCATTGTCACCAGTTCCATCGCTATCTGTATCAACGCTTTCAGTTGCGTCTAGCGGGAAAGCATCGCTTGAATCAGCAACTCCATCTCCGTCATCATCCGTGTCTGCATTATTTCCTATGCCATCACTATCTGTATCTATGGTTTCAGTTGAATCTAAAGGAAAAGCGTCTTGTAAATCTAAAACACCGTCATTGTCATCATCTAAATCAGCGTTATTTCCTACCCCATCTCCATCTGTATCCGTTGTTTCGGTAGCATCTAACGGGAATGCGTCATTAACATCTAAAACACCGTCGTTATCGTCATCGGTATCAGCGTTATCACCAGTTCCATCACTATCTGTATCAACAGTCTCTGTAGAGTCTAAAGGAAACGCATCAGCTGTATCTAAGACTCCATCGTTATCATCATCTGTATCAGCGTTGTCACCGGTCCCATCTGAATCGGTGTCTGTCGTCTCCGTAGGATCTAATGGGAATGCATCGCTTGAGTCTAGTGTTCCGTCGTTATCATCGTCTGTGTCGACATCATCTATTGATCCATCTCCATCACTATCGACTTCATTTACGTCTGCTATTCCATCATTATCATCATCTGGGTCTGCATTGTCCCCAAGGCCGTCTGAATCAGAATCTACTGTTTCTGTAGAATCGAGTGGGAATGCGTCAGAGGAATCAAGGACGCCATCTCCGTCGTCATCAGTATCTGCATTGTTCCCAATACCGTCTCCGTCTGTGTCTATACTTTCTGTAGAATCTAAAGGAAATGCGTCTGCTGTATCTAATACCCCGTCACCATCGTCATCAGTGTCCTGATTATTTCCTATGCCATCTCCGTCAGTGTCAACAGATTCATTAGGGTTTGTTGGTAAAGCATCACTTCCGTCAAGTACCCCATCATTATCGTCATCCGTGTCAGTTGAATTAGGCGTGCCATCTCCGTCAGTATCAGTATCATTGTTATCATCAACACCATCGCCATCCATGTCGCCTTCATTAACATCTAAAATACCATCGCCGTCATCATCGGTATCAGCATTGTCTCCTGTTCCGTCTGAGTCTGTGTCGGTTGTCTCAGTAGAGTCCAAAGGAAATGCATCTTGAGCGTCATCAACCCCGTCTCCATCATCGTCGGTGTCAGCGTTATCTCCAACACCATCCCCGTCCGTATCAACACTCTCTGTTGAATCTAGTGGGAATGCATCTGCGGTATCAAGCACGCCGTCGTTATCGTCGTCTGTATCTATAGAGTCAACAGTACCATCGCCATCTGTATCTGTACTATCATATAAAATTTCACACTCTACTTCGTCTTCTCTCCATTCTTCTTGCGTTCCACGGAGTGATAATGAATAAGAACGGTCAGTTGGGTCATATCCTCCTATAACATCAGGAGTCACTTTTAAAGCATCTCCGAACCAATCAAGCATTCCATAGTCTGATATTTGTGTTATACCATCTTGAGATAGTCTGCAAACCACCCTTCTTCTTTCATCTACAAAGTAAATTCTTCCTCCCCATATTATCACAGCAAAAGGATTAGCTGTAACCCCATATTCTCCAAGATAAGGAATATCTTGCCCTAAAATATTTGTACTGGAAGCAACATTTCCACTTCCATCGGCATTAAATAAAACACTTTTATTAAACAACAGCTTAGAAACTCTGTTTTCCTGAAACACAACCAAATCTGATTCTCTTCCTACAATCTTGTTGATACTTCCATAGAAGTCATCCATATCTTTGTAGTTTGCAGTAGATAAGTTAAACTCGTTTAATCCGTTGTATTTTGTTGTTTGGTCATAAACATTACTGTAGGTTAATGAAGTTGTTCTGTTGTTTTGTTTATAATCCTTTAAGTTTGATGATGGCCTATTTTCTGGCTCAAAAAACTTAGCATTAAAATCGTCTTTTATTTTATATGACTCAACACAATTTCCCCATGAAAAACAATTGAAAAACGGAAGCTCGAAAGTAGCTTGAGTTGAATCTGTTTGAGTTGTGCCTCCAGCGGGGGCCTCGTGATACCCTTGACTATTTATATTGTATGTTGCCGGAAGCTCATAAAATATCTCAGAGTTTATTGTTTCTGGTTTTGTTTCTAAATTTATTATGTCAGTTGTCTGTCTTGTAAATAAAACAAATGTGTTGTCTATTTTAGCTCTTTTGCTTATTGATGTATTTTGTTGAAACTTAGATCTTATAACCATTAAAAGATCACTAGTCAAAGAGTTATCTATAAGAGACTGCCTAGATCCATATGTTCCTCTTAAAAAAAATATTCTGTTTTCAGGAATATCAGGATTTAATATTGCTTTGGCTCCGCTTTCATGATACCATTCTTCTAGGTTTTTGAATGTTTGATTAACTACAAACTCATGTGTTACAAACTGGTCCCCCCTGTTGTACTCGTCGTATGTAAAATTTATTATTGTTCCTAAAGGTATTTCTTCTTCTGTTTGGGGAAAACTTCTAAATTGAGAATAAGCTCTTTCACCTCTTACGCTTGCGTTAGTGTAAAGGGCGTTTATTGTTGAGGGTCTAGCGTTAAACATCCACCTGTCGCCTATTGTGTGCCCTGTTGCAGCAGCAAAATCAATTGTCAATCCAGATCCAGTAAGAGCTATTGGGGTTCCTGGTGTCATGGTTAAGTTTGTTGCGCTTAAAGTATTTGTGCCATCATTATCAAGAGTATCGACTGACCATTGGAATGTATCAACTATCAAAGAACCATCTCCGTTAACATCTACATTAATTCCATCAATTTCAACCCTAATTCTGGCAAACTGCTCAGATATAGTGTATGTTCCGCCAAGAGTTACGTCGGTTACAGCTCCATTTGTTCCATAATAAAAAGGACCTTCAACTACTGAGGAGTTAAATTGAATGCTTAAAGGGTTGTCTCTTTTATTACTAGAATCATCATAATCAGTATGTTCTGTTCTAACAAAATCATCTATAGAAAGACTATATCCGCTTGGCTTAAATTTAGCATAAAATCCTGGCTGCTGTGCAATTGGAGGATCTCCAGTTCCTGGATAAGTGTCATCTTCTAAAAAGTTAACACTTTGCTCTTTCATCTCTAAAACTTGAGTCTCCACAAGGCCTGTTTTAACGCCTCTAGAGTCAGCTTTTACCACAAGGAATTCTCCTTCTTTTATTTTATTTTTATCATTTCCGTTTAACTGAACATAAACGTAACCTGTTTCTTGTTCCTCGTAAAATATCGCAGGAGATATGCTTTCGTAGTTTCCTTTACTTTGCTTTATATATATTCTATATTTTTTTGCAAAAGCAGGAGGCAGGTGATTTATTGTTACCTGCAATTTATTTTGTAGCTTTTGACTGCTTAACGGAATATTTGTGCTAGACTGAGGAGAGGTAATAACAGTTGTAGACCTCCCATAATCGTCTAAATAAATAATTCCAGCCTCATAGTCTTTATTACTTTTCACGCTTGAAACAGGAGGTGTAGTTATTGTTGCTGTTGTGGCTTGTAGATTAATGTCTGGTTTTATTTTTTTCCCGTTAGAATCAATAAGGTTAAAATTTTCTACATAATTTCCATAAACAATCCTGTTGCCTATAAGTTGTTGAGTTTTTGCCTTTAAGGGCACATTATCATATACCCTAAACAACTCTTTTTCTGCAAGGGCTTTGTATATTTTTGAGTTTTTAAACAAAAAGTTTTGCGTAGCATTATTTGCATAAGATTCATCTTCCTTGTTAATAGATTCCACAACGTACACAACACTAGAGTTACTTTCTTTAAAAACAATCTCTACGTCTGTAACGTTTTTTGACCCTGTATCAAACTGTATGCTTACTGATCCGTTTGCATTTACCATAGACTTATTTAGTCCGGTAGAAAAATCTAAAGAAAAAGATTTAGGAAAAAAAGCTACTTCCGAAAAAGGAGACAACGCACTATACTCTCCATGCTTATACTTATATCTATAGGAAAAATAAAGAAATCTTTCTTCAATAGTATTTTCTTCATTTGTTGCGCTTTGAAGAGTTAAGACTGGCGGGTACAATGGTGGTTTTTGTATAACATCTATGTCATATTTATCAAAATCGTTTCCGTCTATAAGCTTGGCAGAATCAATTTCAACCCGCCTAGGAGGATTCAATCCATCTGTAAAAAACAAAAATCTTTTATTATTGTCAATATCTATAAGAATATTTGACTCAATAAAATTAGTTTTTGTAAAATTTAAAACATTATTGTGCCCAGTTCTTGTATCTATTAAAACAAATGAAGACGCATTATTGTCAGAATCATATTCACAAACATAGCTTCCTAAGTCAGATCTTACAAACCAATATATCTTATTATTAACATCGTCAGCTACAGATCCAATACAAACAGGATTATTTCCCATGCTCAAACTAGATAGCACGGCATTAGAGATTTCATTCTCTACTGATCCAACATCTGAACCACTAGAGTTTGCAACCTTTACATTTAAAGCATCACGATACTCTCCTTTCTGAACAAGCCTTTCATCCAGGTCTTTGTTCATTTTTCCGGAGCTGAAGATATTTTTAAACTTCATTACTTAATCCATTTATTTCTTCCTTTTAAGGTCTGAATCAGATCAAAAGGATGTATGTCCATTAAACGGATTTTCATGTTTTTCATAGAAGCAAAAGCTTCATTTTTTATTCTTCTAACTACATATTCTTGAACATTAAACTTATGCTTTATAACTTCGTATGCTATTTGTTTATATATGTAATCTTCTGCTAATTTATTTATTTGTATTTGATCTTCCGTTAAGTAGTCTAATCCATCTGTTATGTATTCAACAACAACATGCTTACCTTTTACTTCTGAACTGAATCTTATTACGCCAGCAGATTTATCTAAATTGTACCTTCCGTTTACATTTGATATAGCAGTGTCAAGCCCAAATCTTCCACCAAAAAACTCATCGCTTAATGATGAAGAAGCGTCTTGTGTTGTATTTTGAATTTCAGAAAGCTTGGTGTCTATAAAAGAAGTTCCTTCTAGCGCAGCTCCATTTCCATCAAAAAGAATATTGTAGCTATTATCTTGCAAGTATGACTTTGCTATTGTTGTATTATTATCTACCATTAAAGGGTGTAGCCGTCCTCTGTCATCCACCCAAGACAATCTAACAAGTTTTACAAAATCTTTAGGAACTGTCAATTGCAAAGAATCTGGAAGCTCTAACTCTAACGCTTTTACATTTTTTAATGCATCATAATTTAACTCCTGTACAGCTCTTTTGGCGTGAAATATTACATCAAATCTTTTAACGTTATTTATTAATTTTTCATCTCCAATGTAAAATAAATAAAAATTATTCACTATATCTTTAAGACTAACAAATTGTGAGTCTCCATAGTTTGATGCTGATGAATAGTATTGTTGATCAGTTAGTGCCATATTATGCTTCTTTGCTTGTATTCACCTGGTCAATAGTTGTTGCAGCCTGAGTAACTTCCGCCTCTCTTATGGTAACACCAGTTAGTTTTAAAACTTCAACTATAAGATTTACAGACTCATCTTGATCTAATTCGAAATCTTGATAGTCAGATGCATTTATATTAAAAACAGGATTCTCCCCTATTGTATTGTAGGTCCATTTTGGGTCCTTTGGGTTTCTTATGTAAATAAAATCAACAGCTCCTGCGAGTGTTTGAGGATAAAGTATAATGTCACTTCCTCTATCCACAAAAACAGGATAAGTGTCCGTAGGCGCTGTTAAATTAGAGTCAACTAAATATCTTTCTTTATCTCTAGGAACCTGCTCAATTTCTTTATTTGAATATCTTAAAGAGACTAAGTGCTGAAAATCGGCAGGCTTTATATACCTAGTCAATGTCTTAGTTACATTTGTTTCTTCTGTAAAAACTTCAAGGTTAGACTTTAAAATATCAACCCTATCCATAAAGTCAGTAGCTACCATTCTAGAGTTCCTGGCAGCGACCATTCTTGAGTACTCAGAGATCTTCTGATTAAAGATTAACTGCTGCGCATGCTTTGCATAAGAATTAAACTGTTGAGGCGTTATAAAGCCCCTGTTTTCCTTATTTAGTACAGTTAAAACGGTGTTTCTAACATGATTTATCATGCTACAAATGTACGAAAAAAAAAGAGGTCGATATTTTCGACCCCTTCATTTCAAGTATAGTTAAGGTGGATTAACTATAGCTTGTTACTAATAGCTTGAAGAGTGTCTAACCCTTCGTCTGTTTTAAAATAAACCGCTAATGCACTATATACATTTTCTCCATAAGGAACTGTAATAATTTTTTCCTTCTTTGAATCATTCCAACAAACAGTCCTTTGGTCGTCTTTAATAAAAAGTATTCCCATTTCAACTCCCCTTACTGCAATGTTTCTTAAGTTTATATTTTCATCTTTAGTAAGTTGTATAAACTCATTAGGATTTTGTCTAGCGTAAATAAGCATATCTCTTCTTATTTCATTTGAAGCCATATCAGACACTCTTCCTTGAAGAACAACCCTTGCTATGGCCTCTAAATCCTCAATAGGCAAGTCTTTAGCTATGTTCATTGCATCTAGTTCTTCTTCTACGGTTTTAACCTCAGCTTCAGCCTCTTTATTGGCATCAAATTCTGCGTAAACTTTTCCAAGGTCAGGATGATATATGGATAAAAACTGCTGAAGCAATACATTTTCTTTTGAAACAACAAGCTTTCCGTCTTTAAAAATTACAGCAGGCAAAGTAACATCGCCCATTTGTTCATCTTCAAAAACAGATGCTTGATTAGAAGCATATCTCAATGATCTACTCATTGATCCATCAAAATATTGAAGTGGTTTGTTTAAGTGGTGTCGTGAACGCAATATATAGTTCACAGGAGTAATTCCTCCGTTTAGAATATAAATTCTATCTTTTATCTCCCAAGAGGGAGTTGTTTTTTTTCTAGGCATTTTATTAAATATTAAATTAAAATTAAATGATAGGTTATGGGGGCATTAGCCCCCAGCCTATCCAGTTAAATTACTTCATTATGATGAAGTTGTTAGCTCCGTGTACACATAGTGCACGCTCAGATAAGAAGTGTACTTGCATTGCATCTAGATCACTAGACATTCCAGCACCTCCGGCAGATCCAACTACCCAAGATTTGTACTTTCTATCTTCAGCTTCTGATTTACGATATTTTACATGTAAAAAAGGACGAGTTGCGTTCTTTCCTAAAATCTGATCGTAAATAGTAGTTGTACCAGCAGGTACAATAACTCCGTCTACAGCAGAAGTCAAAGACCCAGTAGTAGCATCGTTTAAGTATTTCCAGTCAGATTTGTAAAAATCATATCCTAAATTAAATCCTGTAAATCCAAGATTTAAAGCCATTGACTCATCATTGTCAAACAAACCATAAGATGCAGTTGATGCACCTGAGTTGTTTTGTGCAGCTAAAACTGTATCAATTTCAAAAGATTTTGTTCTATTCACAAACATTACGTTTTCTTGAATAGCTCCTTCTTTATCTAGAACTTTAATTAGCTCTTCAATATCAGTTCTTGCAGCGATAGATCCAGTAGCAATATTACCTCTGTTTTCGATTTCATGGAATAAACCTTTTGTTCCTTTAAATCCAGCACCTTCAGCACCAGAAGATGATGCGGCAGGCTTGCCTTCAATTAAAGATAACTCTAAGTAATCTTCAAATCTTAAACGAGTTTCGTGCTCTGATTTTAAATACCAAAGGTATCCAGTTGCTCCATTCTCAGTAGTCACTTCAATCCATCCAATCTGAGCTAAGTCAGAACCATTAACCTCATACTTATCTTTTATGATAATTGGGTTATTAGTTTGAATATCTTTAGCGGCTTCTAAGCTACCAGCCATACCAGAAGTTCCTTTTGCAAATTCAGAACCATAGGCAAAAACTTTAAGGCCACTAGCGGCTATAGCTGCTGCAAGGTTGGCATTTTCATAAGAGGCAACTGTAAATGTGTTTGCATTTGCTGCTGTTATGATAGCTTTTTCCTGGTCAGTTCCGTCAGAAATAACTACTGTTTGATTTACTCTAAATGGATGCCCATTTGAAGTAATAACATCACCTACTCTTGTAGCACCAGTGACTGCTAGGTGTAATCTACCTTGCTCTGACCATTGAATAACGTCAGAAGCAAAAGGCATTTCAGCACCTACCATTCTTAAAAAAGAAGATACAGAACGATTTCCGTATTTTTCAAATTCTTTTTCATAAACATCGGGAAGATATTGAGATGTAAACTCAATACTTGACCCTAAATAATTACTTGAAAGCGTTGCTTTCGAAGGAGCGGGGGTTAATGCACCACCAACTCCGGTCATAGTTACAGACATGTTTTAATAATTTTAAAAATTGTTAGTTTCGTTTTTTAATTTTAAACTCAAACTTGTCCTCTGATTCTACTATTCTAAACTTAGTTCCTCCTGTATCCGTTACCGTGTTTTCACGAACTCCCATGTCGATATTTTTAGTTTCCTTGATAATATCTCCAGTAGCATCTGACTTCCCTTGCTCATAAAAATGTTTTGCTATAGCATCAGGATTCATAGCCGTGTACAAAGAACGGTGATAAGTGGCAGGATCTTTTAAGAATCCTTTCTCATCAACATGTTGAGAAATAAAATTCTGAACATTGCTCTGATTAGACTTCACTTTATCTAAATCACTTGGTTTAAAAACTTTTTTTTCATCTCCAAGATTAAATTCAAAACCTTTGAATTCGTCTGAAAATAAAGAATTAGTTTTTTCAGTGAAATAAGAAGCCTGCTCTTTTCGAGCGATAGAATCTTTTTCATTTTGAGTTTTATATTCATTATAAAAGCTAAAAGCTTCTTTGTATGTCTCAGGAATATCAGCTTCACTAGACCCTAGCGGAGCTTTATATTTTTCCTTTAACTTTTCAAAGTGATTTCTAGCCTCATACAATGCTTCTTTGTGAGCAATTTTTTTTGCCCTAATATCCTTATCATCATCTATTTCTTGATCATAAGAAAATTGTTCATTTAAAATATGCTCAATGTCTTCCCTATCTAAATGTGGTTTTGTTTGCTCATAGTATTGACGTAATATATCTCCGTCTCCTACAGTAGCCCAGTCTTTTTGAAGTTCAGCAAAGTCACTAAAAGACCTTCCAGTTTCTTTACGAAACTCCATATACTTCTCCACATCTTCGGGAAGATTTTCTTTTTCTTTATCAGTATTTGAAAGAACGTTTTTAAGGTCATCAATAGAATTTAATTCTACCTCATACCTGTCTTTTAATCTACTTAAAAACCAGTTATCATCTTTTTCTGGTTCTTCGGTCAGTAACTTTTCTTGGTCTTCCTCTTCGACTTGCTCTTGCTCTTGACCTTTACTACTTTCTTCTTCTTGTTGTGGTAACTCATTTTCTTCCTTTACCTGTTCAGGGGTTTCTTGATTCAAAACCTCTTGTGAAACTTCTTCTTCTTTTTGTTCTACTTCTTGCTGTGGCTCTATTCTATTGCCATCATCATCCAAAGCATAAACTTCGATTTTATCCATTATATTTAAATTTAATTTATTACAAAATTACAAATATATTAAGCTTTACTAAAAGCCTAATAACCAGCACTTAACGAGTCTTGACCATCAAAATCTATCGGGTCTAAGTCTTGTTGTCTTTGCTGTATAAGTTTAGACTGTTGAGACGCTTGTTTTGCTGTTCTTTTGTCTTTTCTGTCTTCTTTGTACTTTTCTTTAGTTAGTTGTGTTTCAACTTGCATTCCTTGAATATTTGCATCCAAAGACTTTTGTTCTTGAATCAACCTAAGCTTCAAGGAAAACTCTTTATCCATTTCCAACATTTTTAAATCTGACTCCATTTTCATAAGCTCCATATCGGCTTGTTTTTTAGCCATTTCCCTTTGCTGCTTTGCCTGTTCAGCAGCCATTGCAGAGTCTTGATTTGCTTTTGCCTGTTGTTGAATATTGTCTTGTTGTCTTTTTTGGTCTTCCTTTTCCTTTGATTTTTTTCTAACCTTAAGAAGTTGAGAAGCTATTTTTACGTTTCTAACATTTCTAATATCAATAGCATCATCTATATCTATTTTTCCTTGAGATAAGGATGTATTTATGTGTTGCTCTAAAACAGCTCTTTCTTCTTCGTCTGGGTGTAATTCTATGTAAACGCCAAAATCATGAAGATGAAGCTCTTTTATTTCTTTTAGTATTTCCATACTATATCTGCCGATTGATTTAGCAAAATCCTCTTTAAATTCAGAAAACTCTAATACATCAGACATTCTATAAGTAACACCTTCAGCAACTCTTCTTGTTATGTTTATTCCTGATTTTAAAATGTGCCTTGTAGCTGTATTAGAATTTAATGCTGCTATTTTTTGTACACCAACTAAAGAATTTGAGTCTGGAGTAGATCCGTCTCTTGCCTCATTTAGGCCAGTTGCAGATCTAATCATCCCTAAATTGTAATTATACATATTTATTAAAGAAGATATTTTTGCGTTTGCACCAGAAGAAGTTAACTCTTGAATAGGCATCTTACCGTGGTTAAACTCTCCTTCCTCAGTAAATGACCTTCCTATTACAGATCCGGTTTGAAAATATAAATTCAAAGCCTCTTGTGGTGTATACATTGCTCCATTGCCTAGATTAATTGAACTTAATCCATCAATATCCATATATACGCCATCAGGAATCATTTTTGCCGTGACCTGTTGGAGTTTAAGATGTATCAGTTGTATCTGATCCGCAAATGGAATCATTCTTTTTACCAGAGAGTCCACTTGGCCCCTGTACATTTTTGGAGCACTTACAATATAAGGTGCTACCGCTTTGCTCATTGAGGACTTTGGGCGAACCATGTTCTTCATTAAGTCCCATTTTAGAATGTAATTTGTTCCTAGAACAAGTACACCTTCGTACCATACGTCAATTCTTTTAGAAAGTTTTTCAAATCTAGCTTTCTCTGTTTTTGGTGGGTTAAATTGATCGTCTTTTTTAAGTACCTTGTCTCCTCCTTGAGATGTTTTCTTCTTTTTATATACGATATTCTTGTCCGTTTTATAACAGAAATACAACAACGTTGCAGTGTTGTGGTCAAAATTGTCTGTCTTGTATCCGCCTCGTATTCCTTGGTAAGCATCCCATTTAGAAGACATCTTTGATATTTCCTTTATGTCTTCTTGACTTAAGGAAGGGTCTATTTTTTTTAATTCTGTTATATTTACGTTTTTGACTTCTCCAAAATAATAACAATCTTCAAAATCTTGATCTTCAGTAGGGCTCCATATTAAGTTTGCTGGATCTACGTATTCGACTTTTATTCCATCATGAGTATTAAAAGAATGCTTTACAGAAGATATCCCCAATGTAGTTTGATCTTCATCAATTTTGTTTCTTATTTGCTCATAATTATTCATTCTTAAGACATTTTCAATAGCCTTTTCTTGAGCAATTTCTATATCATCTTTGTAGTTTAGTTGCATTTGCAGCTCTAACTCATCAGGACTTTGTGGAAGCGTTGTTGGGTCTTGATCAAACATATCTTTTCCAGTAATCTGCTGCATTTCCATTAAGTCATTCTTATTCCTCATTTCAGCCTGTAGCTTCAACTTATACATGGCTTTTTTATTGGATGATATTGAATCAACAGCATCAACCATAACGTCATACAGTCTATTCTGCATTCCATTAACCACTATATCTACAAACTTTGGTATTACCGGAACTGGTGTCCAGTCTAAATTTAGATATGATATGTCTCCATTTATAGCAAGCTCATCCTTGTACTTTTGAACCGACTGCTCTCCCATAGCATAAGTTCTTAGCTTATGGTAAGTATCTCTGTTATTATAAAATCTTGAAGTTCCGCTTTCTTTTCTAAACCACTCGGACTCTATTGCTCGAGCCACAACTAACCCATACTCCTTAGATCCTTTTTTTGAATCAGAAGCGAGTTGATCTGGAAAGCCAATAACATTCCTTGTTTGGACTCCGTTCATATATTTTTTATCTCAATATTGTACTTGTTATTCCACCATTATTGTACCTTGCAAAGGTAACATTTATTTCTTTAACATTTTTCTTCGGTTTGCTAACATATTTGTTATTTGCCATAAGGGCAAATCCAGAACTTACGGTAGCATCAAACTTTGTTCTGTTGTTTATATCATAGTTTGCCCAGTCTAAAAGCGTCCTTGTAAAATACATATTTCCAGAGCCCGAATCTAACAACCCAACATTTTGTTCAATATAAGACTCTATTGCTTCAGCATGAATTGATATTACTGCTGACGAAGAAGGAATTCCTCCAAGCTCTCTTTCTGCTTTAGATAAATCATTCTTGTGCTTATCTGGTCTTGATAAACTAAACCCCCTGTATCCTCTATTTTTTAAATGATAAAGAAGTCTTGGTTTGTTATTTTCAGCAAGGACCGGCATCCCATAAAAAACACAAGCCATCAAAACATCTTCGTAGAATATTTCAGCAGTCTGAGGTCTACTTATATATTCTAAAAAAAACAAATTAGATGGACCTTCAAAGTTTATTTTGGTTATTCCATGAAGAGAACCATTAGACCCTCCGCCCCCTACAGTTCCAGATATATCATAACTATCACATCCAAAAGCCCCTATGTGTTCGTTACCTGGATACTTTATTCCGTTTTTATTTATTATTCTATTCCTTAATTCAAGTGGAGGTATCCATGTAACATAAAATCTTCCTTTTGGATTTGGAGACCAAACAACTTCTGTGTCTTTTTTACCATTAGCCCAAGAAAAATTACCTCTTTGCAATACCCTCTGCGCTTCTAATCCGTCGTTATAATCTATCTGCTCATATATTTTGCTGAGATTATACAAAGTGTTCTTAGACTCATCCCTAAAGGCATGATTTTCTGTTCTTGGAAACTGCCTATAAAACTCATTTAAAGCGTCTGAATCATTTTTTAAAGACTCAACTTCATTATTCCAGTAATTAATTACGCCTATATCTATATCCATTCCATCAATTCCTTCTACGACGGATTCTGGTGTGTTAAAAACAGGGTGACCATGTTTATCTATAAAGCCCTCCATGTTCCATTCCATAGGAATAAATAAACTGTATATTCCACTCTTTGTTTGGCCATTAGAATTTCTTTCTAAAACATCAGAAGCTCTATAAAGTTTTTTAAAATTATCTCCACCCTTATCTAGTGAGTTTGATGTGGATCCCATCATACACTTTCCAATAACCTTTCTACCTAATCGTAATGTAGTTTTAGTGACCCTCCAGTTGTTGAGGATATTATCGGGCCTTTCCCATTTACCAGATTCATCATGTACAAGGAGTCTGAGTTTTTCACCATCGTAAGAGTTATCTCCTGTGTTTCTCCAGTCGATAGTAGTGTCAAGACCTGTAAGCTCCTCTGTATTTGATTGCTCAATAGATTTTCTTGTAAGTTTTGAAGCTGGCACTCTATAGGCAAGTTCAGTTTTTGGTCGATCCATTCCGTCCTGTATAGGCTTGAAGAAAAAAGGATAGTTTGTGGATATTGGAACGACTTTATCTGTAAACATTTTTTTAGCATCTGAACCTGTTTTTGATAAAATTCCAAATCTTGCGTCGGAAGTAATTGTGGCTTGATTGACAGTTTCCGATGACGACATAAAGCTAAATCCACTCCGTCTATTTTTGAGGTAGCACATTCCAAAACATCTGATGTCTGCCTTGCAAGCTTCCCAGAATATATAGAATAATCTGTTTGACTCCCTAAACTCTGGGTGCCCAACATCAATCTTGGTCCACTGGAGATACATGTAGTGAGAGCCAGTAATATAAGTAGAGACACCATTATTCTTAAACCAAAATCCATTTTCTCTTCTTTCAAATTCCGCTTCAATATATGATATCCAAGATTGTTTGAAGTCAGAAGGGTATTCATTCCATTGAAATATACTTTTAATTTTTTTAAGTTCTTTTGGATATTCTGAAGGCTCCCAATACTGATCTTTTTTTTCATTGCTTTTATGGTATACAGATTTTGGCTGCAAAGGTAGTCCAATTTTTAAATTCTGTATTTCTACAACATCACCTAAAGTTCCATCTTTGGATATAATGATTATATCATAATCTTTATCATAACCATACTTCCAGGATTTTAATTTATTTTTACTTTTTCGTACAGATTGTTTTATGTCATCCTGCACAATTCTATAAAGACTAAGACTTCCTGCCTCTAGTTTCTGCGAAGCTTTGGAATCCCTTATCTTTTCCTGAACTTGTTTCAGATTCGTCCGTGCCATTTAATTTTTCTCTTTCAATCTCTATCCTTTGAAGTATCTCAAAAGCATCAAATATTGCTAGTTTTTTTGTTGCGGCTGCATTCTTAAGCCTATCAGCAGCAAGATCATCATCTGGGTGTCCAGTAATAATTTCTTCTTCAGCAACCTTTATAAGTTCTTCAACAGCTTTTTCTCCAGCACTAATTACCTTTTGTATTGTTTCTATAACCTTTACTTCCATTTTTAATTGTTTTGTGCCACAATATTTGGGCTAGCTTAATTTCATTTGGATCTTCAATAGAAACACTATTAATTATTTTTTGATACGTTTTTACTCTCAATGCTTGTCTTTGCTTCTGTACTTGAAGTTGTGAAGTACATCCCATCAATAGAATCACCCCAATACTCGCCAGTAGCGTTGTTTTTAATGTTTTCATTCTGTTTGTTTGTTTGTTGAAGTAGTAATACTTCAGTTAGTTTGTCGATACTTTTTCGTATCTCTTTTAATTCATTTCTTAAGCCATTTGACTTTACAGTTACTTCTGTTTTCTTACTCATTTTTTACATTAGATTTTGACATTGCTTCAAGCAACCCTCTTTCGTATTCAACTTGTTTTTCTATATTTAATATTCTTTCTTCAAGTTTATTTATAAAAACAATTTTTTCGTCTAACCTGTCGTGGACTAAAGATATTTCATCTTTTAATGCCGTAAACTCTGCAAATATTCCTCCTGCTGTAAATACAGCAACAACAAACGATATTACTATTGATAGGTTGTTCTTTAAAAATGCGTCCGGCATTAGTTATTTTTTTTTGCTTTATGTAAATTTAACACAAATATCATTAACTTTCATTCTGTACATTTTTTCTCCACCCAATTCAAACTCATATTCAGAGTTTTTGGTAAATCCAACACGAGTTCCTTTTGGAAATAAAGAGCTGTGTCTTATAAGTCCCATATGCTCTTCTTCTTTTTCATTTGATTGATATATACTATCATCTTGAATATAATCATAAGGAGAAACAAAAACATATCCTTCAGTACACTTCCAACCTTCTCCATCATTATACATATATATTCTTTCAGGACCAACTAAATATTTTTCATCTCTGAAATACTCATTACTTTTTCTTTGTCTTCCCTTCATGTCCAGGTAAGTTCTAAAAACGTTATGGTGAACAACAACAAGGCTTCCGTTAGGAATTTCAGAATTTTTAGGGGTTGATATAACAAGTCCAATTCTATTAACATATTTTACATCCTCTATAGATGTGTTAACTATCAAAGAATGCCCGTCAATATTTTTTGTGTTTTTGTATTCTTTCCCGTAGGGAGCAATTAAATACTTATTCCTAGGGATCATATGGCGTTTAGATTATACTCAACCATAACAGGGGTGTTTGTGACTTCTTTCCATTTAACAACCTCTCCGTCTTTTTTAACCCAAACAGAATACCCTTTTTCTTCAAAATTAATACTGTCTATTAGGTAAGATCCTCCAAGAACCTCCTGTCCAACTATATAATGCATAGCATTCTTGTAGTCAGAACCAACTGATATTTTTCTTATATAGTTCATATTTTTTCATTATAGTAGATTTTACAATTTTAATTAAAGGGAAGGACAGGTGTCAGGAAAGCTTTCTGTATTAGGCCAATCTCTTAATTTTTGCCTGTATAAAATATAAGCTTCTCTTTGAGAGTGATCTGAAATAGGAATGATCCAATCCGTGTTTTTTAATTCTAAGTCCCTCCAATCTTTTTGATACTTCTCAAAATCAGAATCCTCCATTTCAAGATATTGTTCAGCATTAAGATCCTCATAAAGTTCTTTAGATGAAGAATAAACCTTTAATACTTTTTCCTTTTTTATAGATATATATTTCATATTAAGCTATTCTTTTCCATAAATAAATTAAGTTGCCGCCTTGTCCAAGAATATCATTTGAATCAACATCTTGAAGGTGAATAAGTGCTTTGCTTGCAGCAGTTCCGGTAAAAGGGCCCTCTACGGTTTCAACAAGATCGTACCTTGTGAAAGTTTGAGACGCTGAATTATTTCCAGTACTCCCACCTGTTCTTGTCCAAAACTGTGTTACGTTGTCGGAATTTTTAAAAGCAGGAACACAAACAAAACCTACATGATAACTTGTATCAGTAATAGCACCAGGAAGTCCACTAAAAGTAAGGGTATTGTTTCCATTCAAATCATACTGATGTAAAGATGTTCCGCTATGAACATAAAGTTTATCTACACCATCCGACATAAATCTTTCAGCAGATGCAACAGTAAATGTATTTGACGGACTAACCGCTGTAAATGGATTTGTTCCGTTTGACGCTGATGCATTAAAAGTGTATTCTGTTACCGTAGTTCCGTCTTGGCTAACTCCCCAATATCTCGGTGTTGTCTGGATATTTGTTGTAGCCATTAATGGAACAGGAAGTGTAAAATAGTTGGTTTGTGAATATCCGTTTGTTGAGCCAGTAAAAGAAGTGAAAGGGGTATAAGCATGTTTAGCTGCACTATAAAAACTATTAATTCCAGGTCTGTGAAATCCAGTAAAAGCATGAGTGTCATTATAAAAAGATGAACCAAAAACCCATCCCATTGGGTTTGTTGTCCCTCCTGGGTCTTGTGAATATCCGGCTGAAAAAGGCCCAGTTGAGGCGTAACTCGTAGCTATATTAGTGTTATCTTCATCACGAAGAGCATAAGACCCATAATTATTACTTCCTCTTAATCCAATCGCCTGAAGATGAACGCCATTATAACCAAAGGATGTCCTACCAACGTAGCCTCCGCCTCCACTAAAAGTATTTGATGACACAAGTAAAGAATTAGTAGAACCAGAATACTGTGAAGCCTCTAAAACTCCAGAATCCGACGAAAGAATAGTAGCGGCTGTTTTAATCCAAACAATATTGTCTGCGTCTGTGTATACTTCTTTTCCTGAAGTAAAGCTAACACCTACGGGATTTTCAAAAAAAGCAAAACCTCCTATTGGAGTTCCTCCGCCTCCGCCCCCGTCTAACTGTGTCGCTCCTAAATATACTGCCATAATTTATGTTGTTATATATAATGTTGAGGCGCTGTAAGAGCCTAAAGCATCATAAGCTGATTGTGTCAGTGTAATTATTTTAGCTACAGATGAGTCTACTTTGCCAGAGGTAATTGTTGTATTGGCTATTTTAGTTCCTGTTATAGTAGCGTCTTTTATAACGTCTGCTGTTACTTGTGTTGCTGCCATTTTTTATTTTTTACAAATTTACAAATTTTAAGCGAATGCCATATATAAATATGTTCTACCTGCAAAATTATGTTGTTCGTGATTAGTGGCACTTACAACAAAACCGCTATCATTCATATCAAAATAATAATTAGTAGCACTTGGTTCTGAATTATTTAAGTTTGGATATAATATTTTGTTTGCTCTATCTACAACAGTACTTCTGTTAACATCGTACATATTCCAATTTGCAGTTGCATCAACATTTTTTATCATAATAAACGATGGCTTAAATCCTACATCTGAAACTGTTACGGTAGATGTGCCCAACCCTTCATAAGTGCCTATCTTACTATATCCAGCTACAGAATGCCAGCAGTATGTAATCATATTATCAACAGAGCCATAGTCGGTTGTAAAAACGCTTGATGTTGGTGCTGCTTTTGTAGAATTATATTTTGAATCAGTTCTATCAAGTGCCACATAATCTAAGCTTCCATCAATAACAGTGGTATATGTCCACCAAGAGGCAGAAGTGCCAAGTCGCTTTGTAATATATAGTTTAGGTGGTAAAGAAAGGCCGTGCCCTACTGTATCACTTGAATTAGTTGTGCTTGTATACTTCACAATACTAAACCCAGCTTCTGGATTAACACTAACCAAACTTGTAATATTTCCATCTTGGTTTATAGTAGGTAAATTTCTATCATGGTCTGCAGCTTTCCAATTCCATGAAACATAGTTTTCATTTAAAACATTTTGATTGCCTGTGGTCCCAAGTGTAAATCCATCTGTATTAAAAGCTGTTAATGAGTTTTCTGTAAAATCCCGATTAGGAAGATCACTAGAAATACCTTTTGTTGCACCTCTTACAGAATCAAAAAGTCTGTGATTTCTAGGGTCGACCCTACATTTTAGCCAAGTAAAATCTGGTTTAAACCCGACTCCTGTTATAGACTGCGTACCACCATTTCCTGTATATATTTTAGTTTTAAAACTATTAGCTTTGGTCGATGCTGTAGTATCTGGATTTGCAGCTATGGCCCAAAATAAATAAGTGCCTGATGAATGATTATAACCTGAAAAAGTAGATTTTGGTTGAAATCCATTAGAATAGAATTCAGTTTTCCAATTAGCATCATCTGTTTCAATATTATATAAATTAGCTAATAATCTTTTATCTTTTTCTTTATCAGTATCTCTTTTATTATCTATAATCATCCAATGTGATGCGTATGATGATGTCGTTCCTTTAACTAATATAAAAGCGGGTTCAAAACCTGTATAAATAAAAGGACCATTAGTTGAACCGTTCCCAACATAAGAACCTATACGCTGATAACCATCTACATTTGCAAAACAATAAGCAACTTGATTTCCGCCGTTACCCCAAAAAGCACCTGTTGCAGGAAGCTCTAAAGTAGAAGATTTAATATTCATAAAGTTGCCAGAACCATAAGCATCGGCATCATTTAAAGATAACCAATTGGTGGTAGTGTTACCTGTAGAAACATTAGTATAAACTCCCCAATCTTGAGCAGTATCTAATCTTTTAGTAATTACGAGAGAAGGGGCCTTACCCAAACCATGCCCGATAGACATCCCAACTGTATCATTAGGACTATACGTAACAATACTAAATCCAGATTCTGTATTAGCACTTACCGTACTTTCAATTGTTCCATTATTATTTCTGGTTAAATGACCAGGATTTTTAAATGTTACATTTGAAGGAGTCCCCGAATACGTATTGTTAAGATCTCCAGCTCCAACGCCTAAAGGATATGCTGCTACACAAGAATCGTCCCCTAATACTTGTAAAGTATTTATAGTGCTGGCTGTTTCATTATAAAGAGTTGTGACTTCTGAAGCTAATATTGCTTTATTAAATATTCTTACTTGGTCTATTAATCCAAGCCAATTATAATTTGACCCCGCACTATAATTTAAATCGCCAATTACTCCTGTTGCGTCAGAAGGGTACGAAGAAGAAACAGATACGGTTTCTGTATCTTGTAAAGAACCATTAACATAAAAATTAGTTACATTAGTAGAATCATCTCTAGTAAAGCATACGTTATACCAAGTTAATTGTGTTAATGTGTATGTATGTGTTAATACATCAGAATTTGTAGAAGTACCGTTTCCTGATCTTACTAGCCATTGACCATCACTTGGCCTATACAGAACCGACATGGTTCCCGCATAACCATTTGCATTCGTATTTAGTTCGATAAATCTTATCCTATTGGACGTTGTTGTATTCCCTATATTTACCCATCCTGAAACAGTTACGTCGGCCGTTAATCCTGTAAGCTTAGGCAATGTTATCCTACTACTACTACCATTAAAACTAGCTGATTTGTTTAATAAACCTCCGCCTTTCCAGTTCCACGATACAAGATTATCGCTTGTTTTATTAATAATATTATTAGTATGTGAAGTTGCTCCAAGTGTAAACCCATTTGTATCAAAAGAAACAAAATTATTTAAAGTTGGATAGGTATTTTCAGCAACATTTTCATTTGAATAAATCGCTTTAGAAGTACCTGTTCCTCGGACTGAATCATACAAGGTGGGGTTATAGTTATTATTCCTACTTTTTATCCAAACCAAGTCAGGCTGAAACCCTACTCCAGTTAAAGCGTTAGTTCCACTATTTCCAGCATATAGTTTTGTATTAAAATAACTTTCAGGTGCAGTTATAGTATTAGCACATTGTATTTCGTTATAAAGTTTCGTAACTTCTGAAGCACTAATTGCTTTATTAAATATCCTTACTTGATCTATTTTACCATCAATATAATAATCATTATAATTACCATACCATCTACCTATAACTAAAGGCTGATCTGTTTGAGCAGGAGTAGCACTGTAAGCTGTTGTTCCTTCTAATGAACCATTCACATATATTTTTATATTTGTTCCATCATAAGTTCCAATTATATTATACCATGTGCCCGCAACTGGATTTGTTGTGCCTTGAGCTTTTGCCCCACTAGAACTTGCAGTACCATCTGCCCAAAATTGAAACGGAGTTCCATTTTGATGAGCTATAGCCCAACCAACCTGAGGTGTTACTCCTGTTTTAAAATTTGCAACTATACCTGTTGAAGCAGCTTTAATAGTATTAAAATTTACCCAACAAGAAACACTAAAATTTTTAGTTGGTTGTTGTACTGAATTAGCAGCATATAGGTAGCTATTAGTCCCATTAAATTTACCAGCAAATCCATATTTGCCTTGAATATTAAAATCTACATTTGATCCAGTTAAATTATATAAGCCAGTTTCATCTGTAGGATCAGCCATTTTATAATATGCAACAGTAGACGGATTAGTTATGGTACCCAGTGCTGCTGTAGTTGTAGTTTCATTATAAAGACTATTTACTTCGCCGGGGCTTAACTCTTTACTAAATATCCGAACTTGATCTATTTGACCACTAAACCAAGCAGAAGCATAAGAGCCATTAACATAACGACCTCCTATTCTAAACGCATCAGATGTATCAGTAATTGCTACAGTTGTTGTATGAGTACCATCTAAAGTACCATTAACATAAGTTTTTAATATTGAACCAGATGCAGTGCCACTCATTGTAAGTGCACAATGAACCCACTCGCCTGTATTTACATTTGCGGAAGACGTAGGACCATAATTTTCACCTGAACCATTTCCTGAGGTACTATATAGTTTGTTATTATAAACAAACATATTTAATCCTCTAGCATGGCTTGTTCCCCCGTTAGTTATTATGCTTTGAAAACCCGTTGAAGTAGTTTTAATCCAAGCCGAAAAACTTCTTGCACCTCCAGAAGCATTTGGATTATCAGCACTTATATAGTCGTTAGTTCCATCAAATGAAGCAGATTTACCGAATTTACCTGTAACATAAGTCGCTCCAGATAAAGTACCGCTATAATCGTATGTTACATTTGATGCTGTTCCATTTTGTGGAGTTGACGTATCTAAATCATTTGCATTTCCTTCAAAAGTATATGCTGCAATACAACTAGTATCCCCTAAAATTTGTAAAGTATTAGCCGTAGTTGTAGTCTCATTGTAAAGTGTCGTTATTTCAGAAGTACTTAGTGCCTTATTAAAAATACGAACTTGATCTATTTTTCCGTCAAACCACATAGCACTATTAGAATGCTTTCCTATTGTACTAAAAGAACTGGGGGTGTAGTTATCAGTTAAACCAGCACTTGTATAAGTGCCTAGGGAGGAGCCATCTAAAAATAATTCCCACTTAGAGTTATAGGTTCTAGTTAGTATCACATGATGCCAAGTGCTCGTAGACAACGTTCCTGCAGTAAAAATGTCAGTATATGTTGCCTGCCTATCTATCCAGGGTTTTATAGTATTGCCGTATAAATAAAGAGCAATTCCATAATCTGAGTTAGACCCTCCATACCCATCTGTAAAAAACAATGGTGTATAATCACCAGAGGGTAAAGTGTCAGCGTTGAACCACATTGAAATTGAAAAACTTGAACTAAAATCAAAAACACTATTTATTGTTACAACAGAACTAGTCCCATTAAATATAGCCCCTTTACCAAACTTACCTGTACTAGACGCAGTATCATTAGCGTTGTCTTCAAATCTATATAAAGCTGTAGACTGAGTTGAGCCTCCATCTAATATTTGTGTAGTATCTGTAGTACAAGATACTCCTCCAGTATTTATTATTCTTTTTCCTAACATCTATTGTGGTTGCTCTGTTTCCTCTGTAAAGGTATAAATGTATTTTAATATTGACTCTACAGTTGTAAGCGCTGCAACTTCTGCTTCTATAACATCTACTTTATCTCTAATTTTTTTTCTTTCTGCAAGTATACTGTCCGGTATTGCAGTACCTAATTCCGCTTTTCTGCTTGAATACCAGTCAGTTGGAGATAATAAATTATTAGCATCTCTTTTAACACTAGAGATAATATCTGCTTTTAATTTATCTTTATCGTATAAAGGTTTTGTTTCTTCTGTTTTATTGCCTTCTTCGTCTTCTACTTCAATTGTGTATGTAGCATCAAAATCAATATTACTTACTGTATATGTAAATACTTTATTATCAGCATCCCAAAATATTTGAGATAACTGTTGTGTTACTTTGTCATATTCAGGAGTTACAACATTATAAAAACCGTAATCTTCTTTATTTGGGAACAATCTAAAATTCATGTATACTCCTTTTTCATCTTCCCATTTATTAGGCAAGCGATTAAATGTCTGTATCGTTCCGTTTTTCTCTATTGCTACCATTATGTTGATTGTTTTGATATTGATAAAAAGTATTCAGCAGCTCCAGTTTTTACTATTTGTATAAAATTTTCTACTGTCGTGTCATATTCTCCAGCAATAATCTTTGTTCCTGTTGGCCATGTAATACCATAAGCTCCTGATATAACTAAATCTTTAACCATTCCGATTTCATCATTAGTATAAGTAAATGTTGTAGCCCCGCTAAGTGTTTTTGTAAACACTTGCGCTACATCCCAATTTATCACTGTTCCGGACAATGCAGAAGATTCTGTAAACTCTGGCCCTAATTGATCATAAGAAACAGAATTGTCCGCTATAACCGATTTTTTAACTTTTGTTCTTGACATAATTTATTCTTTTAATTTGTTATTTGTAATATTTTAGACCCAGGGAAAGCTATCTGTTTCAGTACCTTTATTTAAATTAAATTTTTGTTCTATTTCTTTTTCAGCCAAAAAGTCTCTTACGCCATCCTTAAACCAATCTATTAAATGTTGTTCATTTAAATTTTCGTATTCTATAAAAGACTCTTCAGACGGTATATCTAATAATATTTCTTTATCTACATAAAGAGATTTACCATCTTTAGTTCCTGTAATCCGTAATTTAAAACTGTTCACAATATCTAAAAGCGTGTCGTTATACTTTCTTAATGATAATATTTGATATGTGTGTGAAATCATAATTTAAGTTGTTGCTATTAATTGATACGTTGGCCTTTGGAAGGTATTTTCGTTACCTCCCGGTATATAATTATTTTCACCAAATCTCCAATCATATGTGGAACTATAAGATGCAACTCTATATTCTAAAGTTTTATCACTAGTCCAGCTTCCTATTATTCCACCTGCTATATTTTCAGATGACGCTCCTACTTGAAGACATCTTTGAACATTAACTACATTGAAATAATCGTCAGACCCTCCATACAAAGAATCGTGCGACCCTAACCAATCTGTACCGTCTATAGTTATTTTGGTCAACCATATAGGTCCATAACTAGCATCTCTTACATAATTAAAATTCATAGCGAATAATAAATTTTTAGTTCCTTCAGGAGGTGTATAAGCTATAGTACTACCTGCATCTACAAAAGTTGTTCCCGGAGTGAAAGTTGCAGTTAAATTATCTGCTGTTTTATCACCATTTGCCGTTTTTATAGTTCTACCATCTGGCATCCAAATTAAATGTTCCAACACATTTGTACTAGATGCAGCCGGAAAAAATGTACTTAAATTACCCATATTATTGTCCTATTATTACCCATCCGTTTGTTGCGTCAGAGTATATTAATTCAAAACTTGCTGATGCTGTATCTAGTGTTAAATCAGATGCAGCACCCATTATGTTACTTCCATTTCTTGCAACCACGCAAGTTGCAACTCCTGATCTATTTGATATTTTTATCCACTGTCCAGCCTCTGGTGAAGCAGGAAGCGTTAAAGTTAAATTAGCTGTAAAAACATAAACATGATACGCTTGAGCGTTTGTGTTACCACTTATAACACTTACATTTTGCTTTAAGTTATTTAAAACAACATCTCCTGATAAACTACCCACAGAAGTTACAGCTGGCACAGATGCGGTATTAAGAGAGTTAATAGATATTATTTCTACTTCATCTCCAACGTCTGGTGCTGTAGTAAATACTATATCACCACTGTTTAACGCATAAGTTGATTTGGATTGGTAAACACCATTTATATATACAAGAGTAAACTCCTTTGTTTGAGGAGCACCGTTTGGTGTTGAAAAAGTTTGATTGGACCCGTCTCCTGTTCCAGTGTCCGAAACCATATTTGCATATGTCAACCCAGATGGAGTTATTACTTTTCTACTTTCAACCTCTATGGTATCTCCTGTAGTTGCAGAGTATCCTGTTAGAGTTAAAGCGTTTCCACTTAATGTATATGTAGATTTTTCTTGATATACACCATTTATGAAAACATTAGTGTGTTGTTTGTTTTCAGGTGCTATTGAAAGTGTTAGGTTACTAGAATAGTTAGCCCCATCAAAAGTATCAACCTGTAATACCCCTACATCTGTAACAGCAGGTGCTGATGTATAATGTATTACTTCTATGTTATTTGTTCCAACTGGTGGCTGGTACCCAAAAGTAAGAGTTGTACCAGACATGCTATATGTTGTTTTAGATTGGTAGACCCCGTCTATAAACACATATGTATTATTTTCGTCTGCAATAGATTGAGATAAATTGTATGATTGTGTTCCAGAAACTCCACTTAGAGTATCTCTTGCTACAGTAGTTCCTCCGCCTCCAGCACTACTTCCTGTAATTGTAATTGTTTTAGAAGCACCACTTCCTGCTGCAGTGACAGTACTACCAACAAAATTTAATGTGGTTGCCGCAGTACCTACAGCGCTTCCCTCTTCTTGTATCGTTATACCGCTTGCTGCACCTGGTATCGTTATTGTTTTAGTAGCACCCGTGCCAGAGGCAGTGACTCCTGTACCCACAAAATTAAGGGTCGTACCAGAAGTAGAAAGATCGCTACCTTCGTCTTGAATTGTTAAGGTGCTTCCGACTGTACCTGGCTCAAATTTACTTCCATCCCAAACAAGAGCCTGTCCTGTAGATGGTGCACTTGTTGTGGTATCTACATCAGACAAAGCATCTATTGAAGCAGCCGCTATCCTTGCATCTGCCCTTGCGTCTGTGTAATAAAGATTAGAAGAACCTTCATTTAAATCATCAGTTAAAAAATTTGTTAAGTTTCTTGTATTAAATACAGCCTTCCAGCCCATCTTAACATGAGCGCTACACTGATAGTATAATACGTTAGGTGTTGTCTCTAAAGGTGTGATTTGAGTATAAGCACCGCTTTGACCAGCAGATGCAGTCGAGTAGCTTACTCCTGATCCAAATATAGCTGTTTTTGCCTCGTCAGTATAAAACCTAAGAGGGTGGTTTGTATTGCTTGAATCTGATTGATCAAACTTATAAGTATTTCCTACAGCAAAAGTTAACTCAGGCGATTCTATACCGTCTATAGAATATCCTAAACTAGAGGCCCCGGCTACACCGTGTGCTGGGTGTGCTGCAGTTTTAGTTACAACAGTAACAACCATAGTCTTTACGGTATTACTATGCTTTGTAGCTATTTTAGAATCTACAATTAAATCATGATCAAATTCTATTTTATCTGAAGTAAGACCTTCTAAGTATGTACTAGCGTCCGTCTTTACTCTGTTACCCATTCCAGTACTATTAGGAGAGTAATAGTATAAATTTGGATATTGATAACTACCAGTTATTTCGATATATGAGCCTGATTGTCCAGGTGTTCCTACAGCAGTGACATTGGCTGTATATGATCCAGTTCCAGCTCCGTCTATATTTTCACTAAACTGAAAATCATGATTTGCATTTGTAGCATCGCTTAGATCAAACCTATATTTAGTTTCTGGTAAAACAATTAAAACAGGTAACTCACCTCCGTCTATATAAAAAGCATTTCCTCCTCCTGTCTTGCTTCCTACAGTTACAGTATGACTTTTGTATGCTAGGGTAGAGGTAACACCATCTAAAAAATTAATTTCTTGAATAGTAGAAGTAATCCCTAAGTTTGTTAGTATCTGAGTTTTTTCTGCAGAACTTAAAGTTTGAGAAGAATCAAATCTTAATCTATTACCTAAAGCTGTCGTTATGGTAGTAGAAAATGCTGCATCATCCCCTAAGGCTGCGGCTAATTCATTTAATGTGTCTAACGCTGTTGGAGCACCACTAACAAGATTTGATATTGCAGTATCTATTGCATCTTTAACAGCAGCATTTGAAGGAACCTTTGCATCACTATCGTTGCTATTTATTCCTTGGGATTCTATTGTCAGATCAATAACCGATCCATTAGCCAAAAGAATTTGTGCTGAGGTTCCTCCTGATTTTACAAAAGAAGCGGCGGTTGCAGCTCCAGTTACTGTTAAATCATTTCCTATGGTTACATCATTTGGAAGTCCAACTGTAAACGTTCTGTTTGTAGAAAGATCTTGCGCTCCGGTAGGAGATACCTCAACTTCATTTGTAGTCCCTGCAACCTCTATAGTTCTAGAAGAAGGAGCGACAGTAATACTATCAGTCCCATCTGTTATTGTAGAATTTGTAGGATTGACATCTATTGCGCCAAGCTTTGTCCTTTCTGTGTTTGTAATAATAGATCCTGATCCTGCGTCTGTCAAAGCAGTAGCTGTGGATCCTGTAAAAAAAGCTGTATTTACATCTGAAAGCTCAATTACGTTGTGAGCAGACAAATCAGTTATATCTGAAGGTATGTTTAATATTTCATTAGCAGCACCTGTTGTAGCAGTAAAATCTGGTTTTACATTTACTTGAGCATTAGCAGCTATACCGTTCAGTTTATTTAAAAGAGCAGTAGTGAAGTCGTTTTCTGAAAGAGCTTTACCGGATACAACATCAACCTTTGCATTTAAAGCAACTTGAAGTCCCGCAATGCTGCCTATCCCTAAAGAAGATAAAGTAGCTGCATTTATTTGACAAAAATTAACAACCTCTCTAAGTGTATCCAAAGCAGGTTTATCTGCTGCATCAACGTCTAATAAATCAAATAGATTGTCTGTAAGATCTTTAAGTATCTTTCCTTGATTTGCAGACAAAGCTTTATTTGCATCTGTAGAGGTAAGGTTATCTGTTATGTCTGAAGGCTGTAATGCTGTTCCTAAAGTAGTTCTTTCTGCGTCAGTGATTATTAGTCCAGACCCAGCATTAGTAACATCTTCTAAGTCTGTAACTAAAGGAAGTCCATAAAATGAAAGGAAATAATAACTGTTTGGCTCAAAACTTCCGTTTGATTCTTTATGGGTTACAGTTAAAACTAAATACCTGGTGTTTGAATGATTCTGAACATTAGTAACTCTAAATACACCAAACTTGTCAAAGTCTCCTTGCTTTGAAACTTTTATTTTTTTGCCTAAAAATGAAGTTACATAGTTTTCTACATCAATACCATTAACAACTTTCTTTGATACTATTATCTGAGTTGTTGCTGAAAATGCTTGCGTAGCCGCAACTCCACCAACAAGGTTTAATGCTCCCGCAGGATCTGCAGCAGCTGGCTCAAACGCTTGATATTTAAAAACTATACCATCAAATAAATCAACTCCACTTAACTGATTTATAACGTCCATCAGACTTTGAATAGTAAAATTCTTAGTTCCTGATGTTGATGAATCTGTCCCTAGCAGCTTGTCCTGAAAAGTTACATTACTATCTTGATCATATGTTTGTATTCTAGCCATTATTTGTGGTTTTTATTACCCATTACCTTCTCATAAGACCGCCCGCCAAAATATCCTGCAAAAACAACAAAAAGAAGCTCTTTCACAACTGATAAACCTTCTATCTGCATATACCATCCAACAACAAAAGAAACTGTAAGAAATATTAATGTTAACGGCCTTACATTAGAAGGAAGCCAACCGCTTCTAGCGTCTGCCACCCACCTTCGTGTTATGCCATCCATTTCAGCTCTTTCTAGCTCTAGTTTTTTTAAAGCAACCTGCTTGTCTTGTTCAGACATGTCGGAGCCTCCTATAATAGCTTGAATAACACTTCCAACAGGAGTATCCTCGGCAATAGCGCCAACGACTGAAGGAATTTTTTGAAGTAAAAATTTTCCCACGGCAGTTTCTTTAAATGCTTTTTTTGCCATATTAATATGTCCAAATTGTTTTTTCAGGCGCTCCTGGATATCCTATTCCCAAATGCATAAACCCTTTTTTTCTACTTATACCTATTCTAGTAAATCCAACCTGAATAGCGGCTTTTACAAGCCTAAATGTTTTTCCGCCACCAATACTTTCAATGTCAACAGCCGCTCCATAAGAATGTTCTCCAGGAGAATCTTTAGCTGCTTCAATGGGATGACTAGGGCTCCTATAGCTCGAAGTAATTTTTATCGGGCTACCATAGGCCTCTCTTAACTGATCTAACATAGTTAAGAGTTTTTCATCCATCATTTCATAGTCACTAAATTCTGATTCAGAAAAATATTTCATTTGTACTTTTTAAACATCAACTTATACAAAAGACTATTCCAGGCTTGTTGTAATTTATCTATAAATTTTTTCATTTCTTCTTTGCTTTCTCTATAATTTGTATCACAGTGTAAACCAGCGTTGCTGTTAAAACTAAAGTTGATAACGCAGGATTTATGTCACTTATCCCAACCCCTGTAATTGCAGAGATATTTATTCCATATACTCTCAAATCTTCCATTTTTTTTAAGGCTTTCTGCCCCGGTTTTTACTTCTATGCTCTTTAATCAATGTGCCATCCTTTTGATGAGAGCAATCCATTTTATCTCCATTACCATACGTTCCGTTATTTCTATTAAACCTATTACATTCAACTCTTTTTTTTATAGCACTTTTCTTTTTTTGATACTTTTTATCATACTCAGATTTAACACGCCTTGCTTTTGCGCTATTTTTATAATAAAGAGCTGTTTTGCTTAGGCCCATTATCCTCTTTTTTTTCTTTTCTTAAGAACATCAAAATCCGCTTTTGTTATTTTGTTCCTAGGCGGAGCAACAGATGCTATTTTTTTTTGTTTCTTCGAGTATTTACTTGTAGGCATGATTATGTGTGTTTTTTTTGAATTTTAAATTCCGCATACAAAGAAGCTCCTTTGTGCTTTACAAACTTACCGCTATGTTTCATTAACTTAACATCTTTTCCTGATTTCATCCAATGATATCCTGAAGGTGCTTTTATTTTTTTTGAATTCATCCTGTTTTTACTTTAGCTTGCTTTGTGTTGGAAACAAATTGTTTTCCAGATCTTCCTTCTTTTTTTTTCTTTTTAGCTGTTGCCGCCCTTTCTGCTTTAGAAAGACTTTTTGCTTTATTCAAAGGTAAGCATCTATCTGGATTTTTTTTATTTTTACTTGTTCCACATGGTCCTAAAATAGATCCATCAGTTCCTATTCTAACCCATTTTTGATCTCGCCATTTTTTTAACTCACCCATAAACTTTATTCTTCACACTCACAATCTTCTTTCTCACAAGAAGCCTTTTCCATCATACATAAAGCTTTACTCCTATCGTCATAATCAAGGGCTGCTTTTAATATAATTTTATCCATAACATCATCTTGATTATCAAGCATTTGTTTTTGTAAATTTATAACCATTCTTTCTAAGTCGTCTTTCCCTTTAGTAAGCAAATCTATTTTAAGTTGTTTCTTCTCTATATCTGACTTTAAGGAATTTACGTCATCAGGTTTCGCTCCAGTTATGGTTGATATAACAATACCTATAGATGCACTTATAGTGCCAATAAGCATCATAACCACTTCTTTATTTGTGTCTAATACAGGAAACTGTATAAGAACAACAATTATTCCTATAACAAACAGGAATATAAACAACGATCCGATATAGTGACGAATTTCTCTCGCCACTCCATTTTTTGGAAGATTCATTTCTTTTTTGTTTTTTTAGCGTAATTAGGATCTTTACAATATTTTGATGCAGCCATACTTGCATAAGCAGAAGGCCACTTATCAAACGTTCTCTTTGCCCAGGCTACGCCTGATGGGCATATCTTATTTCTTTTCTCTTTTGCCATAAGGGAATAAATCATTTAATGTTTTTCTTCTTCCTTCACATCCACACGGTTTGTTAAAAGCTTTTGATCCCGCATCAACAATAGCCCTTATTCCTGTAGCTTGAGTTACAGCAGCAACGGTATCTCCAAAACCAGCGTGATTTTTAAAAGGTCCTTTCATCCTCTTTTTTTTGGTTTTACAACCTCAGTGTCATTAACAACTGGTTTTTTAGTGACGAACATTGTCCCAAAGGGCCCTTGCTTCTTTGATACAACTCTTTTCTTTTTTTCCTTATCAAAAGGTCCCATCTTACCGTAATTTGTACTTCCTACTATGGGATAATAACCATTGTGTTTCATATCTTAATATTTTCCTTGTTTTGATTTAGGAGATGATTTAGTAGACCCTCCTTTTCCGGCCCATAAGTCTTTACAAGCCCAATATCTTGCAGTCAGTTTGTTTTTTGCCTGGTCACACTTATGTCTTGCTTTAAAAGATTTTCTGGCGGCAGCTGAGTAATTGTGCCCATAACCAGATGCCCCATAATGAATAATCTTTTCCTGTCCTCCAGAACAAGCCTTAACGACCTTTTTCTTTTTAGGATTTGGACTCTTACGGGGACTGTTACAAGTCATCTTACTTTTATCAACTTTTGTCGCCATTATGGTATTTTCTTTAATGAGACAAAGATAAGAATTTTAAATTTTGTAGATTTGACTACTTATAATGAAATCATATGTATCACAGGTACTACCTGAACAAAAGACCAAGAAAAACTCCAGTATATAAACCAAGGGAAAAGGAGTTTAATTTTTTAAAAAACTGGAGAGTTGTTAGATACTATATTCAAAAAAGATATAGTCTTACTTTGTCTGAGCTTGAAATGCTCCTTTTCCTTTATGATGAAAAACTTTTTGACAAGGCTACTTTTTTTAGTTTTGCAAACTGTATGTCTTGGGATAGAAGCAGGTTTAATGATATGAAAAAAAGAGAATTAATATCTCTTTGGAGAGAAGGTAAAATATCAAAACACAGAGAGCTGTATCAACTCAGCCAAAAAGCAAAACTAATATGCTCTCATACATACAAAAAGCTAGTTGGTCAAGAACTTATTTCAGAAGATCCATACAGAAATAATATAATGAAAGGAAACACATACGCTGATAAGGTTTACAGAAACCTTATTAAAAAAATGAATAACAAAACTACAGTTGATTCTCATAACGGTAAATAGCTTCCTTAAGTATAGAGTAGTCTCTAACTTTAGTTAAATCCTTAAGGTGTCTCATTTTTAAGTTTTCTCCTTCTGAAGTTAACACATCAATCCACTCTATAACTGAAGATATCTTTTTTTCTCTTTTAATCAAACTATTATTGTTTTTTATGAGATCTTTAATCTTTGGGGTTACAAGCCTTTGAATTGTTCTTTTACTACACCCTAAATTTTCTGATATAGAATCCTGAGTAGCCACGATTCTTGAACGATACATTGCATCTAAAGCTAAAAACAAATCTTTTTCAGTATAAAAAACAGACCTTCCAATTATTGTTGCTGTAATACTCATTTTTTCTTCAGCAGAAATAATTACATCTGGATTAAAAATAACCCGTCTTTTTCTACGACACCAGGGAATTACTTTTTCGTGATAAACAGACTCTATCATTTGAGAGATTCTAGCTTTTCCATAAGTACGAACAGCTCTTCCACTCTCCCTATTTCCAAGCCAGCAGAATAACCCATCAAAAATTTTTAGATTTATGTCTGGATTTAAGAAAAAGTAAACCTCAGCATAATACTCTAATTGATCAAAACTAGATATCTTACTATATATATACTGTATATCATAGTGGTTAACAGGAGATGAATACCAAACAAAGTCCATTCCATTAAAGTCATGATTAGTGACTAGACTATGCTGATCATCTTCAACATACTCAAATAGTTTCACAGAATAACTACAATGTTTTTATCGTTTACTACCGTTAGTTTTTCCCCATTGATTCGTATATCAGAACTAGCAGCAGAGTCATAAAACACATTATCCCCGCTATTAATATCACTAACACCATCTCCAACTGATTTTACTTTTGCTAATTTATATCTTAAATTCATTTCGTTAGCCTCAGTCATAATAAGGCCCATTGAATTTTTAACTTCTTCTTTTTGCTTCTCCAAAACCACAAAAGATCCTATAGCTTTAAACTTTTCTGAACTCATGCTCTTTTATTTGAAATTACACAGTTAGTTTGTAATATTGTGGTTGCCACAGAAACAGCGTTTCTAAGTGCATTCTTAGTCACCTTAAGTGGATCTATAATGCCAAAAGAATACATATTACCTACTCTGTCTTTTTTGACATCATAGCCGGTAGTATGCCTTCCTGAGTTAAGAACTATCTCTGAGTTTTTCTCTGCATTTGCTCCTGCATTTGAAAGAATAGAAATAAAAGGCTCTTCAATGGCCTTATAAAGAACATGATACCCTTGTTTTACTTCATTGGTCTTCCCTTTAAGCTGCATAGAAAGTAACTTGTTTGTTGCGTGAAGAAGTGCAGATCCTCCTCCTGGAAGTATTCCCTCTTCAAGAGCTGCCCTAGTTGCAGACACAGCATCATCAACTCTGTCTTTTTTCTCTTTCATTTCCACCTCACTAAGAGCTCCTACATAAATAGCAGCAATGCCTCCAGACAATCTTGAAAGGCGATCTTTATAGTGCCAGTGATTATCTTCATCCTCTTTAGATTTCAATATTGATTTTACTCTCTCTACTTGTTTCTTAACAGCGTCAGCTGTTTTTTCTAAATTTAGAGTTACAATTGTCTCTTTGTTTGTAGACACAGACTTTTTAGCCTGTCCAAGAAACTCAGCTGTTACACCATTCCAATCATTACCTGTATCATCAGAAACAACAACAGCTCCTGTCATAACCGCTAAATCCTCTAAAAGCTCAAATCTGTTAAGACCAACTCCCTCAGGAATAAGAACATTAACTTGAAGAACTCCCCTGGCTTTATTTACATTAAGAGTATTAACTACAGCCGTTTCAATATCTGAGATTATCAGTAAAGGTCTTTTAGAATTCATAGCCACCTTTAACGGAATCTCTATGTCTTCAATAGTATTTATTTTCTTATCAGATACAAGAACAAATGGATTATCTAAAATCGCCTGATTCTTCTCTTTGTCTGTTATAAGGTATGGAGAGTGAAACCCTCTTTTAATCCTGGTTCCTTCAGCAACATCTACATATGTTTCTTTTGACATAGACTCCTCTATAGTCAACACACCGTCTACCCCAACAATATTATATGCATCAGATATTATCTTACCAAGCTCCGAGTCATTGTTTGCAGAAATAGAAGCAACATACTTTAGTGTCTCCTTGTTAACAGGCTTAGATTTGCTGTCTAGAAAGTCACAGACGACCTCTGAGGCCTCTTCTATAGATTTCCTTAGTTCTGTTACATTAAGGTTTGGAAAGCTCTCTAAACTCTCGTATGCTTGATTTATAATAGCTTGTGCTAATACAATAGAAGTAGTTGTCCCATCTCCTGCCTCGTCAGCAGTCTTAATTGATGCTTGTTTTACTATTTCAGCGGCAAGATGCTCTACTGGATCTGATAAGTTTACATACCTGGCTACAGTTACCCCATCTTTAGTTACATGAGGTCTCCCTAAATCGTCCTCTAAAACAACAGTTGTGCCTGCTGCTCCTAGAGTAGATTTAACTGCATTAGCAATCTTGTTTACTCCGGACCTAAGTTTGTCCTTTGCGTCCTCATTGAAGTCAATGTCTTTCTCAATCATGTTATATTGTATTTAATTTATGCTACAAATATAACAATATTTGACTATACTACCAACGAAACTCTACTGTAAAGATTAGAAAATGAAACGCAACTCCATCAATCTCACGCTCTTTAGTGACATAAGCCTCTGCTCCGATCATTAAGGCATAAGGAACTTGAAATACAAATGTAATATCCATAATATTCTAATTAAAAAAAGGGACCTTAATCTAT